CGCTTCGGCCACGATGCGCTCTGCCTCGGCCGTCGCGTCGGCAAGGTCTTGCTTGGCCTTGTCGGCCGCGGCCTTGGCGAGTTTGCGGTTGTCGGCTTTGGTGCGGTTGGAGTCGGCCTTGGCGTCGGCGAGCTCCTGCTTGGCCGCGGCGCGGTCTTCCGCTGCCTCCTCGCGCAGCTTGAGCACCTGGTCCGCGGGTCCCACCAACGCGACGAACTTCTTGTGCTCCTCGGTGGCCTCGACCAACACCTTGAGCTTGGCGCCGTAGGCCTCGGGGTTGGCCACCACCGCGAGCAGGTTGAACACCTGCGCCGCGTCGCCGTTGCCCGAGCCGCCGGTGATGTCGGTGGAGATCATACGATGCCCCCGGCCTGGATCGCGGTCAGCGTGGCGGTGCCCGCCCCCGAGTTGCCCACAATGCGCACCCCGGTGACGGGGTAGGCGATGTTGGAGTCCTTGGTGGCGGTTTGCGCGGTGAGCGACGGGTGGTCGACCCAGTTGCCGCTGGCGGGGGTGTAGCTGGCAGCGAACACGTCGTCGAACGTGTACTGCACGGTGTAGTTCACCGTGCCGTTGACCCGCACCCCCAACGCGACGTTGAACGGGCTGATGTAGTGATCAGGCGGGTAGACAGCCGACGACTGTCCCCCGGTGACCGTGAGCGTGACTGGCCTCATGGGCGGTCCTCCGGCGAGTGGTTACGCGCCTCAGGGATTCTGAGCACCGTCGTCGTTGCGCTGCACGTACAACACAGTGGCGATGAACTGGCCGGCCGTCAGCGTGGCCGAAGCCACTGCGACCCGCACCCACACCTCGGTGTCCGCGCTGGTCGACGTCTGCCAAGCCGCCTGCGTCGTCGCGGTCGCGGTGCCCCGGAAGCGCCCGCCCGCCGTGGTCGCCACGCCGGCCATCAGCTGTGCGCCGCCGCTGGCCGTGCCCACCGAAACAGTGGTCGTGCCGCCCGTGGCCGCCACCACTTGGTCGATCACGATGTCGACGATCTGCGCGCCCTTGGGCAGCGCGCCGAGCTGGAAGTCGTAGTTGCCGATCGCGTCGCCAGTCAGGTCGCCCGAGTTGAACGACTGAGCCAGGACCGCGAGGCCCGTGTTGCGGCCGGCGCCGCTCTTCACTGTGCCCGAGCGCAGCGGCCCGGTGAAAGTGGTGAATGCCATTTCAGTTTCCTCTCATGCGAGTGGGTTGAGCGGCGCAGCAGTCTGCATGACGTCGGCCGGGGCGCGCGGCCGTCTGCTGCGCCGGGGTGAAACGCCCCGGCTTGCGTCAGACGCCCGGCGTACCGTACACGGCGCGCGGATCGGTCCATCCGAGCACGTAACGCTCGGTGGCCTTGTACCGCATGCTGTCGGTTTCGAAGTCGCCTTCCATGGACTTCTCCAGCGCGCGGCGCATCAGCAGCTTCAGACCTTCCGGAGCGTCCGTCTGCACCCACCAGGCGGTGGTCGACGTGATACGGCTCAGGTTGGCTTGGCCTTCGGACAGCAGCCCCATCGACTTGACGGGGTTGATGTCGTTGTCGGCCGTGCCGGTGCGCAACGCCGACTTGAGCAGCACCTCGGCCTGGAAGACGTTGGACGGACCCGTCACGATCTTCTTGGGCGTCAGGCGGATGCGCTTGCCGTTGTTGTCCACCGCGTTGCGGATCTGGATCAGGATCTGCTCCAGGGAGGTCTGGCTCAGCGCCGCGGCCGTGGTCAGCACGTTGCTGAAGGTGCCGTTCACAATCGGGTGATTGTTCACGTTCAGCGCCACGCCGTCGCCGCCCTTGTACGAGCCGTTGAAGGCCCGGTTCAGGATGTTGGCGGCCAGCGTTTCCTTCGTCTCGATGAGAGACTGGGCCAAGTGCTTGGCGTAGGTCTGACCGATGCGGATATGGTCGCCGTCCTCCACCAGCACCTTGGTCAGGGCGAAGGCCAAGCCATACACCTTGTACAGGTACCGCTGCAGGAACAACACCCCGCCCGACTGGTACGTCACCGCCATGCCGTCAGGCAGCTCCGGCGCCGCGCCGAACCCGTACAGCACGGGCTCCTCGTGGTAGTTGCGCGGAATGCCCTTCTGCTCGCGGAAGACCATCTTCCACTCGTCAGCGCGCTGCTCGTACACCCCATCGAACACTTCGTTCAGGATGGGCTCAACAACCGACCGAAAGTCGGTACTACGCATTGGGGCAGCCATGGTTCAGCTCCTCCTTAGATCGAGTTGACGGCGGCCTTGTAGTGGTGTTCGTTGATACGAACGGTCGCCACTACAAAAGCATCGGTCAGGGTGTCGTTGACGCCGTACGCAAAGCCCGTGATCTGGAACTGGCCAGACGTGGCTTGGATCGCCGACAGCTTGGTGTTGCTCAGGCCGGTGGAGGTGCTGCCCCCGGGCGAAGCCACCACCCAGTCGCACTCCTCGCCCACCGCGGTCTGCACCGTGGTGCCGGCGGAGGGGTTGTCGTACTGGACATCGAACAGCGTTTCCGGGTCGTCGTACACCCAGGCCACGATCTCGGTGCCGGTCGTGCCCGAGGGCCAGAACGGGGAGATGGTGGGCTTGCCCGTGGCGTCCAGGTACTGGCAGCCGGCAAAGATGCCGAGCAGCGCAATGCCGTCGGTGGTGCCCGAGCGGGTGCCATCGCTGGAGCCCAGCTGGATGACGCCGTTGTCGGTGAGTTTGACGGGGTCGCCACTGAAGATCGACGTGCCGTAGGTGGAGGCGATGGTGTAGGCCTTCGGTCGAATCTGACCACTGTTGTGGAACGACGGCCGGAGACCAAAAGGTGCGCTGACAGCGGACATTTGGCGGTTCCTTTGCGGATTGGAGAAAAAGACTTGGGCAGAGCCCGCTCAGTTGAGAGCAAACTCCGGTTCGCGGTTTTGTCCAATCTCCGCAGTGCCATCGCCCAAAGTGAGGCGCGACTTGCTTGAACGGGCCTGCGCTTCCAGCATTTCCGTGACGTCGGTGAGCTTTTCCTCTTCGCGCAGCGGCGCGTTGTGGTGAGCTTCACGCATGTACTTCTCGTACAGCGACATCGGCAGCTTGAAGGCCAGCATCTCGTTCACTCCAATGAACCCCGCCCAGTCGCCGGTCTTGAGCGTGGCGTACTCCCAGCCGGGAACATCTTCCGGCTTCACAGGCTCGTAGCCGAGGCGAATGCGGGTTTGGATCGAGTCGCGCGGGTTCGTGGTCGTCAGCCAGCACATGTGCCAGCCGGCGATCTTGGGCAAGTCAGGTAGCGAAGATTGGAAGAACTGTTGACGGAACATTTCAACCCGCTCATCGTCAGAGATTTGGCGATTTTCGGTGACAGCGCGATCTTGCATCGCGCGGTTGTCGCGCCCCTCGGCAGCGGATTTCTTCAGGCGTTCGTCGGACATTTGGGTCGCTCCTTCAGCGATTGGGTGGATTATAGACCACTTTGGTGGAAAGTAAACTGTCAGGCTTGGGACCGCTGGCTACGGTCGTACTCGGCATACCGCTTGACGTACTTTTGACGCAGCACGGGGTCATCCCACACGCCGGCCTCGATCAGCGCTTGCTTGCGCTCGGGGCTGATATAGACCTCGCGCCGAGTGGAATCTGGTGCATGCTCCCGGCCGGACCCTACGGCCGGGCCGCCGCGCGGGCGCCGGTCGGCGGCAAACCGCTCCGGCAGCCGTCGCGTTGCGCGACGCTTCAGCTCATCCCAGTAGTCGGCCGAGCGTGGATCGAACCCGTCCCGCACCAGCGCCGCGTCAATCGCCAACACCACAGCCGAGTCCTCGTCCCGGCCCTGCGGGTCGTACCACTTGTTGTCCTTGATGAACTGCTGCGCATGGTCCAACACTGCGGGGTCCACCGGCGGCGGGGCGGTGCGCGCGGCTTGGTGTTGCTGCTTGGTGGCGCTGAGCTGCTGGTAGCGGCCCATTGCCTCATCGCGGAAGCGCATGGCCCGGGTGACGTCCTCGCCGTTGCCCGCAGCCACCGCCTTGGCGATCACTTGCTCCGCCGTTTGCGCGTCGCGCAGCGCCGCTTGCAGCTGGGCGTCCACCGCGTGCAGGTCTTGCTGTTGGGCGCGGAGCTCCTGCGTGGTGAGCCGGCGCTCCAGCTCGTCGTTGCGCTTGCGCAGGAAGTCCATTTCCAGCTTGTCGCGCTTGATGGCCTCATCGCGGCGCTGCTTGCGCTCAACTTTTTCCAGCCGGCGGCGCTCGCGGATGGTGTCCCGCTCGGTGCCGTCCGGGTCCTCGGGGTCGTCGTGGTCGTCGTCCTCGTCGGCGGCGCGCAACTTGGGGTCGTCGGCAGGAGCCGCACGCTCCTCGTCCTCGACAATGACCAGCTCGTCGTCGGCGCGACCCTTGTCGTCGTCTTCTTTCAGTGTGTCAGCCATGATGTGTCATCTCCTTCAGATGAAAGCGCGAATCGCCAGCGGGTCGCCAACCACGCGGCCAATGATGTCCAGGTCGTTGAAGATCACGAACAAGGCAGCCTCGCCGTTGGGCAACGGCACCTCCCAGCGGTCGCCGCCGTACTTGGGCACGCGCACGTACTCGCCGGGGCCGCACCAGCTGCCCTCCGGCCAGTCGGCCATGGTGTTGCGGTTCTTGAACGCCAAGGGGCCGGTCGACACGACCTTGGCCACCTGGGTGTTCCACTTCTCGGTGTCCCGGCTCCCGCTGTCGATGATGATGCCGGAAGCCGTTGTGGTCTTGGGCGTCCGAATCTGCACCAGAACGCGGCTACCGAACGGCTGAATCCCGGCTTCTGCAGCCGGGAAAGCCTCCGCCATAGCGTTCTCAAAGGTCCTTGTCACTGTTTTTCTCCTGTTCCAGAAGGTTCAACAACACCGTGATCGCGGCCTCATAACCCGCGACCACGCCTACACGATAGCCGTACTCGAAGCTGTCGCGCCCCACCGGCCGCCGCAAGGCGTCCAGTGCGAACTGCGCCTGCTCGGCCTTGAGCCGAGCAAGCATGGCGGACTCAAAGTTCACGCCGGAGTCTTCGGCGCGGTGGTGCCGGGCGAGCCGGGCAGCGTCTGCCCGTTCTCCTTGCTACCCGCGGCCAAGCGTAAGCGCCGCTCATCGGCACGGTGCCGCTGGGGGTGGGTTTGTCAGCCATGGTTCATGATTCCTTTCAACGTGTGCCGGGGTTGATGCCTGTGCCGGTGGAGACGGCAACCTTCTCCCCCGAGGCAATCTCCGCCGCGGCGAGCCGCAGCGCAGTGTTGTTGTCGTCGGTGTTCATTTGGTAGCGCGCCGCGTCGGACTGCTGCGCGCGCTGAGCCTCGGCCGCCTGACGCAGCTGCTCGCGCTGGAGCTCGGCGGCGCGGTCCTGCTGCCGGTCGGCCAGCTTCTGCTGCTCCAGCTGCGCTTGCTGCGCCAGGCGGGCTTGATCGGACTGGGCTTGCTGGGCAATGCGCGCTTGGTCGCTTTGGGCTTGTTGCTGCAGTCGGGCTTGGTCCAATTGTGCCCGCTGTTGTGCAATCTGCCCCTGCAGCTGCGCGTTGAGCTGCGCGACCTGCATGGAGTTGTCAGGCGGCATGGGCGGTTGCGGCTTGAACTGCTGGGCGGCTTGGTCAATTTGCGCCAGCTCCTGCGCGAACTGCCCCAGCTGCTGCTCGATCAGCTGCTGCACCCGGACAATGAGCTGCGCCTGCATGTCGGCTTCGTCGGGGATGACACCCTGCTTCTGCGCATCCTTGACTGCGGAGTGTGCCTCGGTGAGGTAGTAGTTGAGCAGGTGGTCGCGCAGGTGCAACGCCATCGGATACAGGTACGTCTTGACGATGGCCGGGTTGCCGCCGAAGAGCGGCGACTTGAGGAACGACAGGTGCGTGCGCAGGTGCGCCATGTGGTCCTGCCGAGGCAGCACGTACACGGGACGCCCCATCGCCGCGGCCACGTTCTCGCTCACCGGGTCCACGTCATCCTGCCCCGGGGCGGGTTGCAGCACGTCGTCGGGCAGGAGCTTCATGCCACGGAGGAACATCTCCTCCACCTTGCGCGCGTCGTACAGCTGCGGCAGCGCCGCCGAGCGTTGCAGCACGGCCTGCGTCTGCGCAAACCGCTGCACCTCGCTGAACACCGCGGGGTCGCTGACCGGCACCACATCCAGCGGGCCGTCGAAGTCCTCGGGCCGCACCTCCAGCCCGGCGTCGTGAGCCTCGATGTCTTCCTGCGTCAGGTAGGCGCTGTTCAGCCGGTGCAGGATCTTGAACACCCGCGCCATCGCGGCGTGCAGCCGCGAGTGGATGCTGCTGAAGACCACCAACCCCTGCTCGATCAGCGCCATGGTGGTGCCGACGGGTTGGTTGGGGTTCTGGTCGCTGAGCTTCTCGAACGAGGTCTGCACCACGCCCTTGCCCGCGTCGACCAAGAAGCCCAGCAGCTGGAACAGCGTGGGCGACGGACCCCCGAACGGCAGCGGCATGGCCAACTTGCGAATGTCGTCGATGAGGGCTCCGCCTTCTAACTCCACCACCTCAGTAGGCTGGATGCTGATGCTTTGGCCGTTGGGGCCACCCTTCAGCTTCAGCATGGTCGGGATGTTCTGGATGTGGGCCGAGTCAAGCAGCGCCCGCAGCGCCCCGGTAGCAGCCCCCGACAATCCGCCGATCATGTGCGTCAGCCCGATGGGGTAAGCGCCCCGCCATGGCACAAACGGAAACTCCACCATCCAGTCAAGCGCCTGGCGCCGAGTGTCGTCGGGCTCCCAGTTGCGGTACAGCGCCAGCGCGGCGCGGCTGGTCTTGTCGATGCTGAGCAGGTAGGGTTCCGGCCCGTCGCCAAAGTCCAGCTCGGTTTGCACCTCGAACACCGTGCGCAACCCGTCCTCGTTGTAGGACGACGCTGAGCGGCCTTCAATCTTGTCGTTGGCCACCCCGGCCCGGCTGAGCTCGGGCTCTTGCCCAGGGGGCCCAAGGTCCACGTCGCGGTACATGCCCGACGTCACGCGCTGCTGGTACTTGGCAGACGTGACGTACTGCACGTGCGTCTTGCGCTCGGCGGAGTAGAAGTTGGTGGCCGCGAACGGGAGGTAAACGTCGTCCACCGCCACAAACTCGGCCACGGGGCGGCGCCGCGCTTGGTCCCAGGTGAGCTTGAGGTACTGCACCCCGCCCAGCGGCACCTGCGTGGTGAGCTGCTCCAGCTCGCCGCGGAACTCCGTCATCTGCTCGGTGGCCTGCCAGTTCATGAACTCGGCCTTGCGCTGGGCCTTGCGCAACTTTTCTGGCTCCTGCGCGCCGTGGATCTTGGTCTTGACGGGGCCTGCAGGCGGGAACACCTCCTTCATCACCCGGGCCGAGAAGTCCACGCACGCCTCCACCAGCAGCGGATGCACCACGCGGGTGGCCCCCGTGAACTGCGCCCCGCCCGGCGCGTCGTCGCCCAGCCCCGTGCGGCGCAGGCCTTCCTCGTAGAGCTTGTCGCGCTTTTCGCGAGCCGTCTTGTCCCGCTCGATCTTGTCCAGCAGCTCGCTGACCACCCGACCCAGCTCCAGCTGGTCCACCTCGTCCGCGAGATTGGCAAAGTGCTCGAGCTGCTGGCGCTCGTCCTCCGCGTTGCGCAGCTTGATTACGGCGCCACCGTCCTCGGTGTCTTCCACCTCCAGAACGTCTTCCTCGTCGAGCTCGACGGTCATGCCTTCTTCAGCAGTGGCGCGCTCGTCTTCGTCGTCGCGCTCGGGCAGGTTGAACGGGGTTCGCGTGGCCATGCGCTCAGGCCTCCATGGTCATGAGTTGGTCGGCCAGCGCCGCGATGCGGTCGGGGTCGTAAGTTGCGGGGCCAGCGCGCACGGCGCCGCCGCGGGCGAAGTTCTGTTGGCGCTCGTCGCCGACGACGTTGCCGCGCCAGTCGTACTTGAGCCGCTGCCCTTCCGGCACGACCATGTTGTGCAGCTGCTGAATCTGCTCTCCGGTCAGGTATCCGTGCTCCGGCAACTCTGCGCCGGCCTTCTTCAGCGTCTCGAGCTCAGCGTTGTTGAACACCTCGCGCATCGGGCGCATGCCGGTGTTCTGAATGTCCCCCACTCGCCCCCACTGCCCGCTGCGCACAAAGTCCTGCACGTAGGGGAGGTATTCCTCCTTCGGGGCGCGGTTGGCCTTGCCCTTGATTTGGACGATGTCGTCGAGTTCGCTGACCGGGAAACGCTCTTGCAGAAGTTCGTCGTAGATCTCTTCGTAAATGTCTTCGATCGCCCGCTCATCACCGTCGCCCTTGACGCTCCAAGCGACTTCTTCAGCCTCTCTGACCAGCGCGTCTTCGTCTCCCTCCGGGACCGTGCGCGTGCCTTTGGGATTGGTTTCTATGGTCACGTGCGGCTGACCTTTCGCGTCGCGCAGAGAGAAGATCCGCGACCGCCCCTCGACCACATCCGGGCAGTAGCCGCCGACGCAGTGGCCCATCACCTCGCCTTCGTACTTGAGGGCGTCTTCGAGCGAGCGGCCATAGTGCGCGCGGCTGAACTTGTCCAGCGCGTCGGCTTCTGTGTACGCCAATCCGACGCCTTCCAACATGCGCCCTTGCGGGTCGACCACGGCGTAGCTGCGGGCGCCCATGTGCCCCTCGGGCAGGCGCTCGTTGCGGATGACGCTCAAGGAGTAGCCTTCGGGCAGCCCGGAGGTCTTCTCCGGCATCTTCAACTCCACCCACTTGTACCCCTGCTCCGGGTACTCCTTGAACACCTGCGTGGCCGGGTTCATGGCGCGGGCGGCGTCGGCTTCAGCCTTCTGCGCCGCGCGCCACTTGTTGATGTCCGCCACGCGCTGCACCGCCTGCGGCACGGTGACCTTGTCCAGGTCGGAGTACTTCCACAGCAGCTCGCGCGGCAAGCCCGACTCCGGGTTCACTGCGTTGCGGAGTTCGTCGATGAGATGGTTGAAGCCGAGGTTCTCGTTGCGCGCGGTGCTGCCGGGGTACATTGAGTACACAGTCGTCTCGGGCGGCACCTTGAGCAACCAGGGGTTTTCTTTGATCAGGTCCTCGTACTTTTTCTTCTGGAAAGAGGCTCCCTCGCTGAGATCGTGAAACCTTTGCGCGGGGCCGGCGTCTATCGGCGCGTCCGCCAGCACCTCCCAGTCCGTGGCGAGCTGGCTCTTGGCCACGCCGTGGCGCGGGTAGCCTGCTGATGTGCGGGCGAACGCCGTGTCCGACGGCAACACCGCCATCTGCGGCTCGAAGTGCAACACCCCGCGTTCAGCGAGCGCCCGGACAGGATCCTCCGGCGTGCCCATCTCGTTGCGGATGTAGCCTGCGAGCTTCTTGTCGATCCAGCGGTTGAGGGCAGACTCTTGCGGCGGCAACTGTTGCGCAGCGACGAACTCACGAAGCTCTTCGTCGCTGCGGTTGACGCCTGCGCGGCGCAAGGCTTGCATCGCTTCAGCCTCTGGATCTCGCTTCAACGGCTTCACCGCGCCTTCCACGGTGCCCGCGAGCCAGTTGCCGCCCTTGGGCTTGATGACCGCCGCGCCCGGCATGCCCGACACACCCTGCGCCGAGCGCACGTAGTTGCGGATGGCGTTCACGTCCGTCGCGCGCTTCACGGCGCCCAACCCTGCGCGCGCCACGTTCGTGGCCCCGGCCCCGCCGGTGAGGGCGCCGAGCCCGGACATGGCGCGGGCCGCGGGCCGCTCGTCGTACCCGGGCAGGTACTCGCGGTAGAAGTCCGAGGTGGGCAACACCGGAGTCTCGTTCTGGATGCCGGGCAGCATGCGCACCAGACCTTCAATGTCGCCGGGCAGGCCCAACAATCCTGCCGCCCAACCCCGGGCCAGCTGCAGCGGGGCGTTCACCCCGCGGCTCTGGTTCAGGCGCTCAGGTCGTCGGCCGGAGGACGGGTAGATGCCAAACGCGGCACCAGTTGGTTCAGCCATGGCAGCTGCACTCCTTTGCTTGGGCGAGGCCGCCGCGGGCAAACTTCTTTTCACGAAGGATGTCTAACATGGTGGGCTCGGCCCGGCGGTAAAACTCAGCCGGTGAAGACCTGGGGTCAAAGCCCATGGGCTGCCGCGGCAACATAAACTCTTGGCGGCCGCGGCCCTGTTCAGCCCGGCGGCTTAGCAAGACCAACGGAGCAACGTCTTTCATTAGATCGCCGGCGCCGTTGTACTCAAAATAATCCCTGAACAAGGGATCATCCATCACCGAACGCAAACGACCGCGACTAGCTGCGTACTGCAACTCTTTGGTCGCGTCGTCAAAGGTCTGGGTGTTAAAAATACGCGACGGCTGATCAGTGGCAAAGAAGTGGTAGGAAGTGCTGTCAGGTCGACTGGGCGGCGCCGCAATCAACGACCGCAGTTCTCCCACTGACGGGTACAAATCACGATCGGGATAGTACCAACCATAGTAGCTCGCGTCTGTTTCGCTGGGCGCCACGCCAATAATTGAGGCCCGACGAGGAGCGGCTGGGTGGGTGTGAAAGTCAAGCACCGGCTGGCCAGAACGCAATGATCTTTCGCGATCGGCCTTGCTAGGCCGAACCTCATCTTCAGTGCCCCGCACAATACGCGACCGCACATCCGCCTGCTTGGCAGGACCCACAACAGCGTGCTCTAAGCCTGACTCAGACGAGCGGCGCAACGCCTCACGGGCGACATCAGCTTGCGCTGGCGCCTCGCGGCGCAGCAACAGCATGAGCTTGGCAAGCGGACCCATGATCAGGCGGCGTACGGGTTGCCCTGATTGCGTTGTGGAGCCCGTTGCAACGGCTCGTCCACATCCTTGGCCTGTGGCAGCTCGAACCAGCCGTCGTTCTTCAGATAGATGACCATTTGGGTGAAGCAGTCCACATATTCGTCGTGCTCAGCCATCGGGAACTTCTCCAACTGGCGCATGAACGGAACGGCCCAACTGATGGGCTGACCGGGATTCTTGGACGACTCCGGTATCCACAAAATACCTAGCTCCAGGGTCGGAGCAGCTTGGTGCGCGCGGCTAACCTTGTCGGCGTTGCCAGGATTGTAGCCCACAGCAGGCACTTTGGCTAAACGCAAGTCCTGCAGCAGCGACTGGCCCGAGGCTTTAGCTTCCACCAGAATGCGAGAAGGCCTCACCGGCTTAGTGGCCGGTCCTTTTTGTGGCCCCACCGTGCCGCCATACTCCACCCGCCAGTCGCGAATGACCTTGGTGCGCAGTTCAGGGTAGCTCAGCCGTTCGTCCCAAGCGTCCAGCAGCATGCCTTGGTGCCGGCCTTCGTACGTAAACACGCCCCACACTTCGCAGCCGGTAGGGTCATTGCTGTCTTTTTCGCCAAAGGCCGTGTCGTAGCTCTGCAGCACAAACTCAAACTGCGGCAGCGGTCGGTTGCTAGGCCAAAGTTGGAAGTGCTTGGTCTTCAGGATACCGCCTTCAGCTGGTGTCGGATCTTGCTGCAGCTGACCCGCCGTGCCGTAAGACCCGAGGATCTGCTTCAGTTCAGTAATTTCCCTGGGCCCAAATCGTTCAGGGCAAATGAGCTCGCCCTTGGTCCTGCGCGGGTCATAGTACCCCAGCACTGTGCGGCGGCTCACTCCATCCCACTCAGCCGGAATCCGAATGTGCTCCCAACCGCCAAGATCCTCCAAGATGTGGCCTGAAATGTCCTTCTCATGCAGCCTCTGCATGATGGTGACCATGGCGTCCCGCTTCGGGTCGTTTAAGCGGGTGGACCACACCACATCAAACCACTCCAAAGCCGTTTGGCGCACCACGTCAGACTGGGCATCTTGCGCCGAATGTGGATCGTCCAGCAGCAGGCGCGAACCACCTTCACCCGTTGCCGTGCCGCCTACCGACGTGGCCAAGCGATAACCAGTTTTGTCGTTCTCAAACCGCTGCTTGGCGTTCTGGTCCCCAGCCAGCGCAAACTGGCCGCCCCAACGCTTCTGGTACCACGGTGACTGCGCAAGCCTGCGGGCTTTGAGGTTATCGCGGATTGAGAGTGTACCGCTGTAAGACGCGCACAGGTACTTGTGGGCTGGGTTGTGCAGCCATTCCCACATGGGCCACATGACGCTGACGATTGTGGACTTGCTATGCCTGGGCGGAATGTTAATCAGCAGCTTGCGGATTTCCCCCGTGGTCACAGCCTCCAGGTGGTAGCAAATCTCCTCAATGTGCCAGCTGGGCACAAAGGGCGACGACGGTTCCACCACGTGCCATGACTGTTTCACAAACGAGTACAAGTGCTTGGTGGCCAAGCGCCTGGACTTTTCGTCCAGCAGCGACAGCAACTCAACCTTGATGTCCTTGACGGTCATGAACTCTTCTTAGGAGCCGAGGACGCAGCCACTTCGTCCATCAACAAGGACAACTTGCTGTTGAGCTCGTCATCGCTGAGGTTGTGAACACCAAGAGTAACCGGCGCCATGGTAACCGTTTGAGCCGCCAGCTTCGGGGCATAAAACGGCGCCGCCGCTTTGGCCGCATCAACCCGAGTGCAAAAGTCTGCGTAGTACTCCTCAGTGACCAAGATCCGGGACTTCTCGTTGCCCAGCTTGTCGTACGTCACTTTCCAACGCTTTTGCTCAATGGGCTCGCCCCGACTGACTTTGAGCAACCACTCGTGTGGCAGCAAGCCAGTCTCAGCTGCAGCTTCACGGGCCCTGGTCGTAATTTTCTGGACTGCACCTTTCGGCCGTCCGCCACCAGGCCGTGCTCCACCCTGCGCCATACATCACTCCGTAACTGTTAGTCTGCTTGAGTTCCAGGGTGGATCATACCACCGCGCCACTTTATGGGAGGCCTACATATATCACGCAGGTGGCCAAGTGTAAACATGTGGGGGCCCGCAAATAGTCATTTCCACATGCTACTACAGATTCTACGTTTGTACAGTTCCTCTCTCTCCTTGTCCTTCTAAAGAAGGAAGATTAATTATAAATAAGAATAATTATCCTAGGAGAGGATATAAAGGAGTCGGCGGCCGTGTATCGTGCAACTTTGTAGCAAAGCGCCAAGTTCTCGATATAAGATAAACGCATCTTTAGTGGGGGCAACTATGATTAAACATCAGCAAGCTTTCTATGCTATTGTTTTAGAACTACCTTTGGCCACACGGCGGCGGTACGAAACGCAAATCAAAATGCTCCAAGATCTTCTGGGCGATGACACCGACGTTTTTGTGGACCGCCGTGGCAAGCACTGGGCTGAGCGCCGGGTGGCGCCGATGCTTCGCGTCGATGTGCGTGGAAAGGGTACCAATGACATGACGTACGAGGAGGCCAGCCAATTTGTGTGCCGCACCACTAAGCAAATTCAAACGGCTTTGTCCATTGGGCGAGGTGCTGCGTATTTCCGCGTCGGCGACGACATCATTACCGTTCAGAAGCTTTAACACGCGCTATAGTCGACGCCGCCGGCACGCAACTCATCCTCCTCCGCAAGAGGGCTCCGGGTGGTCTCTTCCTCAGCAAAAGGGTTTGCGTGCCGGCACCTTATTGGTCGGGGGCTGGGGCTCCGTCAGTAGACGCCGGCCAACTGCTGAGGAACGGCGCACCACTAACGGAGTCCCTGTGGCCAAAACCGCCCATGAAAAAGCCGTCTCCCTAGGAGACGCCAAATTACAAAGTTCTGGCCTCACGTTGGCCGACGCCAAGCTGCTTGGCATGCATTGCTTAGGTCCTCAGCAAACGGCCCGGTTGCATCCCGCCTTCAAACCCTTGTGCAGCCTACAGCTGGACTACCTGGGGCCTGACGGGCAGCCGCTGCCCGATTGGCCTGGGGCCCAGCCGTTTTACCGCTTGCGGTACCTGGAAACGCCAACGGACTTTGCTTCTTTGGCCGACAAGAAGCCGCTGCGCTACGTACAGGCACCCAACACGGCCCCGGTCGCCTACTACCCGTCCAATTGCCAGTGGGCCGGGCTGTTGTCCGATCCAGACCGGCCACTAGTGCTGACCGAGGGCGAGCTCAAAGCGGCCAAGGCCTGCAAGGAAGGTTTTCCCACCATTGGGCTGGGCGGTGTCTACAACTGGCGCAGCTACAAGCTGGGTTTGACCTGGTTGCCTAGCTTGGACCACGTAGTTTGGCTCAAGCGGAACGTTTACATCTGTTTTGACAGCGACTACCAAACCAACCCCATGGTGTGCAACGCGCTGCGGGAACTGGCCGACGAGTTGCATCGGCGCGGCGCCTTTGTGCACCTAGTCAGCTTGCCACAGCTGCCGGGGTTGGACAAAGTAGGTCTAGACGACTTCCTTGTGCATGCGGGCCCATCGGCGGTTGAGATGTTCCGTGGCTTGTTGACTGAGGCCGAGCCGCTGGGGTTGACAGCGCCTCTCTGGACCCTCAACGACAAGTACGTCTACGTCCAGGACCCAGGCCTCATTGTCAACCAGTCAACCCGGTTCAAAGCCAGCCCGTCCGCCTTCAAAGAGCATTTGGAGGCCCCGCTGAACTACCACGAGCGGGGGCTCAAAGCCGACGGCAGCGTGAGCTTTAAGGCCGTGTCAGCCGCCGTAGCTTGGTTGCGCTGGCCCTTGCGAACAGAAGTGACCAGGCTGACATACCGGCCAGGTGCTGAGCAGTTTCTGGACCGGCAGTTCAATATCTGGCCTGGTTGGGGTGTGGCGCCAGCTTCAGGCGACGTGGATTTGTTCCTGCAGTTGGTAGAGCACATCTTTACCGGGGCCGAGATTGAAGCGCAGCTTTGGTTCCTGCGTTGGTGCGCCTATCCGCTGCAGTATCCAGGGGTCAAGCTGTTTAGCTCGGCCGTCATCCATGGCATCAAGCATGGTACCGGCAAGTCGCTGCTGGGCTACACTTTGGGCCGCATCTACGGCAAGAACTTCACTGAGATCAGCCAGATGGACCTGCACAACAGCTTCAATGAGTGGGCCGAAGGCAAGCAGTTTGTCATGGGCGACGACGTGACCGGGTCAAATAAGCGGCAAGATGCCGACTTTTTGAAGAAACTCATCACTCAGCGGGAGCTGCGGGTCAATGGCAAGTACGTGCCTACCTACACGGTGCCCGATTGCATCAACTACTACTTCACAGCTAATCACCCTGACAGCTTCTTTTTGGAAGACGACGACCGGCGGTTCTTTGTGCACGAGGTGCAGGTAGGAGCCTTGCCAGAAGAGTTCTATGCTGAGTATGACCTTTGGCTAGACACTGGCGGCTCAGGTGCTGTGTTTCAGTATCTGTTGAATTTAGACCTTGGCGATTTCAACCCGGCGGCCCCAGCCTTCAAGACAGCCGCCAAAGAGCGGATGATTGCCAACGTGCAAAGTGACTTGGCCGGCTGGGTGCGGGGCCTTATGGCCACACCGGACCAGGTGCTGCGGGTTGGGGAGTTGGTCATTGACAAGGACTTGTTCACTAGCAAGGAGCTGCTGCAGTTCTATGACCCTGCCGGCAAGACAGGCACGACCGCCAACGGGCTGGGCCGCGAGCTGGCACGGGCCGGGGTCAGACAGGTGTGCAATGGACGACCGGTTCGCTTGACCGACGGCAGTCAGGCTCGGTACTACGCGGTGCGGCGTCCTGACACGTGGTTGACAGCCACTGCCACAGTTGTCGTCACCCATTTGGATGCTTGGTTGCGACGTCAAACAAACAAAGTCGCGAAATACTAAACAAAATCGCCTTAAAATCGCGTTGCGGGCTGTATTGAGTCCGTTCATCAACCAACTGGAGTTTACTGTGAGCAAGTTGCTGCAAGACGAAAAGGTGGCCGCGCTGGTCGACAAGCAAGTGACCAGGGCGGTCAAGGCCGAGACCAAGCGGGTGCTGTGGCTGATCAAGGAGCTGGCCATGCCGGAAGACAAGGCCGCCGCCAAGGCCACCAAGGAGGTGCTGAAGAACCTCATGGCTGGCGTCAAGGAAGCGGCGTAAGCCGGACTAACCTGGTGAGGCGCTTTTCAAAAAGCGCCTTTCTTTTTCTCACCAATGTAAGTGGAGAGTTACATGAGCACCGAAATTGAGCAAAAGATCCAGGCCAAGGGCCTGACGGCGCCGCGCGTCACGCCGGCCGACATCGAGGCAAACATCGACAGCGAGCACTGCTTCACCGCAGCCCAAGGGGTGGCCGGCCGCAACCTGTGCGCCGAGGATCCAGACGGCGTGACCGGGCTGACGACCAACAGCCCGCTGCACCTTCTGACCTTCTGCGTCCTCGTGCTGAAGAACGGCTTCACCGTCACGGGTGAGTCGGCCTGCGCGTCGCCCGAGAACTTCGACGCCGAGATCGGCCGCAAGATCGCCAGGGCCAACGCCGTCAACAAGGTGTGGCCCCTCATGGGTTACGCGCTGCGCAACAAGCTGGCGGGGGTCTGACCATGCGTTGTTATCTGGTAACCGGCCCAGGCGCCAAGCGCTACGCGGCCACAAGTGCGTTGGCTCGGGCCGCGCGTGACGAGTTGGTGGATCTGCTTGGCTGCAAAAAGAAGGACATCGAGATCGAGCAGGCCGAGGTCCCGACCGCCAAGGCGGACCTGCTGGAGTTCATCAACGGTCTGTGCGCCAATGAAAGTTGAGCGGCTAAGTGAGCTGGCGCTGCAAGCGGCTCTTTGGCTAGGAACCCTGGCGGCGTCAATGCTAGCTTTGATAGCGCTGGGGTTCACCTTGAAAGTGCTGTGGCGGTCGTTCCAGTTTGGATGGGGGTTGTTGTGAAAGATCCGTTTGCCCAGCTGGAGCTGCTAGCTACTGCCGGCCCTGCCGAAGTCAAGACCCGTTGGCGAGAACTTTGCCGCATACATCACCCAGACCGCGGCGGCAACGCCGTGACGTTCCACGAGTTGCGGCAAGCTTACCAGCAAGCAATGGCCTTGGCCCAAGCACCAAAGCCTTGCCAGCCGTGCAATGGTACCGGCAAGCAGGCCGTGGCCCGGGGGTTCGCGTCCTTGCAACTTAGCTGCCCAGCCTGCGGTGGCACTGGAGTGTTGTCATGAAACCAATGTTGGCGGCCCCGGCCGGGGCAGAGCTGCCGTTCCCTTTGTTGCTGAGCCCGAAGCTGGACGGTATCCGTTGCCTGATTGTGGATGGGGTGGCCGTGGGCCGCAGTTTGAAGCCGCTGCCCAACCGGCATGTGCAGCAGCTGTTTGGCAGGCCTGAGCTCAACGGCTTGGACGGCGAGCTGCTGGTCGGTGCCCCTACCGCCAGGGACGTGTTTCAGGTCACGACATCCGGCGTCATGAGCGTCGAGGGCCAGCCGGCCGTGACGTTCTGGGTGTTTGATGACTACTCGGCCCATGGCGGCTTTGAGGCTCGGTACCAGCGGGCCCAGCGCCGCGCGGTCCGGCAACGCGGGTGCCAACTGGTGGGCCACATGCTGGTAGAAAATCTGGAGGGTCTGTTGCGCTGGGAGCAGTACTACTTGGCCGCAGGCTTTGAAGGGGTCATGCTGAGGCACCCGTCGGGTCCCTACAAGCATGGCAGGTCTACGGCTAAGGAAGCTTGGTTGCTGAAGGTCAAGCGGTTTGAGGACAGCGAAGCTGTGGTGCTGGGGGTTACTGAGCTCATGCACAACGCCAACGAGGCCAAGCGGAATGCCCTGGGCCACTTGGAGCGCAGCAGCCACCAAGCAGGCAAGGTGGGTCGCCAGCGGCTAGGTGCCTTGGTGGTGCGGGACTTGGCCACTAAGGTGGAGTTTGAAATTGGTACCGGGTTCACTGACCAGCAGCGGCAGGACTTTTGGGGCCGGGACTTGGCGGGTGCTGTGGTGAAGTACAAGTTCCAACCGACCGGCGTCAAAGAGAAGCCACGCTTCCCCGTGTTCTTGGGGTTTCGGAGTGAGGTGGATCAGGGCTAAAAAATTTGTAAAAAGTTGAAACTAGCTATTTACAAGTGCTTTGCAGTGTTGCATAATCATTCCATTGACAACGCAACTGGAGCAAGCAACATCATGCAACACACCCCTGGACCCATGATCGCCAAGCACACACCGGCCATGAACATTCGCCAAGCTGCCCGCTGGGCAGAACGCAAGGAAGCGCTCTACCGGGTCAACCACTACACCGGGCAACCCGAGTACCTATACGCCGTATATGACACCCACAACATGTTGGTTGAGTGCATCGGCAGCTACGACAAGTGCAACAACTACCGGAAGTCGCTCGGGTCGAAGTACGACTCAATGCCGACGCAAGACGGCCGGTGGCTGCGCATGGAGGCCCTGGATACCGTATGCCAGGAATTGGACGAAGCCGAAGGCGAAGCTCGCTGCATCCCAAGCGCGCGTGAACTTGCGTGGGGGCCGCATGATCGTCACGCAATACGTTGCCCCGCCCGTGCCCACGCGGCAATTCGACTGGGTGGCCTTCGTCCAGGGCGACGAAGAGCACGGCCCCACTGGGCGTGGCCCGACCGAGGCCGAGGCGCTGCGCGACTTGTGCAAGCAGCTCACCCAACTCGTAGGAGCCTGACCGCCATGGACACCACGATCACCACACAAATTGCTGGCATCCCTTGCCAGCTGCGGGTCACGTACTGGGAGGCTGTCACCACAGCTACTTGGTACGCCCCGGCTGAAGGCGGGGACATGGAGTTTGAAGTGCTGGACCGTCGTGGCTATCCGGCCCCGTGGCTGGAGCGCAAACTGGACGCGGCCGACCGCCAGCGCTTGGAGCTTGAGGTCAACCGGTTTTTTGGAGCAAGGCATGAAGATTACTGAACTGTTCCGCAAGTCCTCGCCCGAGGAGTTGATGGCGCGGGAAATTGACGAAGCGCGGCGCATGTTGCTGGAGGCGCTTAGCGCCCGGGACTACGCTGCGAGCATGGTCTCGTATCACGAAACGCGCATCGACCGGCTGCGCTCGATGTTGGAGCTGGCGCAGCGCGAATCCACCGCAATCACGCTCCCGAGCGTCGGCACCCATGGCTGCTGACAACACCGCCGAGGGGCGGCTGGTGCCCCGCGTGGCGCAGACGCTCCTGCTCATACGCGAGATGCGCAACCCCAACCGCGCCGAGCTCGCCTCAAAGCTGGGCTGCTCGGCGCAGACCGTCGGCGTGTACACCGCCGAGCTGCGCGCCGCGGGGCTCATCGCGCCGAGCAGCGCGGGGCGGTTTGCGCGCTAGACGTCGAAAAGGCAAGCAAGCCCCGCGGCGCCCCGCGCTTGCTGGAGCAAGCGTCCAGCGTTTGGCATTACGCACAGCGTTGCTTGGCGCACAACAACCGAAAGGGCTAACGTTCGAGCTAAGCGGGGCCAAACGGCCGCGCACAACCTAGGAGAAACATGATGAACTTTCCCGCCGTTTGGACTCCGCTTGAGCGAGGGGTTAGGCCCCTTGCGCTGCTGGTGGCGTGCGTGCTGGCAGGCTGTGGCGCTGACGCGGTTAGCACTGCGCCCACCGACAACGCACAGATCAAGGTGGAGCGGCTGTTTGATCACGACGGCTGCACTGTGTACCGCTTTCAAGACGGCGGGACGCGCTACTTTGTGAAGTGCCGCGACGGCAGCACGCGCACAGAGTGGAGCGAAAGCTACCCGTGTGGCAAAAGCCTGTGCCGCCGTGAGGTGGCGGTGCCTGGGGCCTAACCATGAAAGACACAGGAGGACCGGCGTTTCCGTCCACGCACCCGCACGGGCGCAAAGACTGTGTGTCCCTGCGTGATTGGTTTGCCGGGATGGCGATGCAGGGACTGCTGGCATGCCCTGTGCAGCCGCAATCGGGGCCAGATATGTACGTCCGCGATGCCTACACACTGGCAGACGCCATGCTCAAGGAAAGGAGCAAGGAATGAAAGACGAAACCTACCTTTTCGACGACGGCACCGAGCCGACCGTCCGTCGCCTGCCCAAGGGCTGTGACCAGCAAGGCCGCTACCCCGAAGCAGCGCACAGCGCCACCGAAGTGGGCGCAGATGATGAGGAGCAAGCCGATCTGGTCTTCTTGTGGGCCGTGGTCGTGATCCTCACGGTCACGATCATCGCCGTTGGTGTGGCGATTTGGGGGGGCGAAATGACACAACAGAACGAAGCCCTGCGGCTGGCTGATGCACAACGCAGTAACACCAACGTTCTGCTAAGTTACCCAACGCAATCTTCCGCAGCCTACAACATCGGCATCGCCATCCGCGCAAGGGGCATGAACGTCAAGCTAACCGAGCAAAGTCCACAAAATAGGTAGACATTGAAATTACCTATTTACAGTCGTTCTACAGCGCCCTACAATCTATCTACGGTCAACGTTCGACCGGATTGCTGAGGAGCTTGAAATGACTGCTGCTGTTACTGTACGTAAAAACGGATTTGCTGAAATGGCCTACGTGGGCCGTAAGCCTTGGCACGGCTTGGGCCAAGAACTGACGGCTGGAGCCGACCTTGACACCTGGAAGCAGGCGGCCGGGATGGACTGGAACATCAACCGCAGCCGCGTGCGCTACGGTGACGAAACCAACTTCCGGGTTATTGAAGACCAGCATGTGCTGTTCCGTTCGGACAGCAAGGCCCCGCTGGGCATTGTCAGCAAGGGCTATCAGATTGTTCAGCCAGGCGAAATGCTGGAGTTTTTCCGGGACCTGACTGACGCCAATGGCTACACGTTAGACACGGCCGGCACCTTGTTTGATGGCAAGCGTTTCTGGGCCTTGGCTGCTGTGGGCGAAGAAGCTACTGTGGTTGGCGACGATCGCATTGGCGGTTACTTGCTGCTTAGTTCCAGCTGTGACGGCACCCTGGCTACAACTGCCCGGTTCACAACCATCCGAGTGGTTTGCAACAACACTTTGGGCATGGCGCTGCGCGGTAACGCCAGGCGTGAAGTCACTGTGCGCCATACCAGCAAGTTTGACGCCGAGTCCGTCAAGCAAAAGTTGGGACTGGCCCGCAACTACTTTGGCGAGTTCTTGAAGGCCAGTCGCCAACTGGCCCAAGTGCGCATGACCAATGACCGGGCGGCTGAATTTGTGGGTACTTTGCTCACTGAAAGCCGGACGGTACTGGGCGAAGACGCGCGCAAGTCCAAGCAGTTCCAAAAGATCATGGATCTGTTCAAGACGTCGGCCATGGGCGGCACGCTGGCTGGCGTGGAAGGTTCTGCTTGGGGCATGGTCAACGCGGTAACTGAGTTTGTTGACCATCACGCCCGGGCCAAGACTGACAGCCACCGCTTGGCCAATGCTTGGTTTGGTCGCGGCGACGGCCTCAAGACTGAAGCTTTTGAGCGCGCTTTGGCTCTGACCGCATAATTAGTTATTTACAGCTGGGCCGGTCTGAGGTAAGATCGGCCCTTACGTTATCTGCTGAGGAGTTTATCATGGCTGAGACCACGTTCAAACCACCCAAAAGCCTGGGCGCTTGCGCCGACCGCTTGTACGAGCTGCGTCAGCAACGATTGGCCGTCCAAAAGGAAGTCGACAAGCTAGCGGCTGAAGAAACCTTTTTGCGCGAGCACATCATCAACACGCTTCCTAAGTCCGAAGCATCTGGCATTGCTGGTAAACTGGCCCGGGTCACTGTGGTCACCAAGCAGGTGCCGCAGGTCAAGGACTGGGACGCTTTCTACAAGTTCGTCAAGAAAACCGGCAGCTTTGACCTGCTGCAGCGGCGGCTCACTGACCAAGCCATCAAGGAGCGCTGGGAGGCGGGCAAGGAGGTGCCTGGGGTTGAGCACTTCAACGCCGTGTCTATCAGCCTCAACAAGGTATGACCCGCATCAATTGCGTGCCGGCGGCCGAGCTGTGCCGCCAACACCTGGTGGCTGAGTACCGCGAGCTGCCCCGTGTATTCAAGCTAGCTGAGGCTGCAGCGCACCGAGGGCAGGTGCAGGCACCCGACGACTACACCTTGGGCCCTGGGCATGTGAAGTTTTTCTACACTCGCCTGGGCTACTGCCGGCGCCGTTTCCAAGAGCTGGTGGCCGAGCTGCTTCGCCGCGGCTACCACCCGCAGTATACTAGCTGTCCGGCCGTCGAGGTGCCGGCCGGCTGGCACCAAGATTGGCAACCGACTGCCGCCAACCTACAGCTGAACCGACAACGTTTGGCCGACCGTCAACCCAAGCCCGTTGCGTTTAGGCGCGCGCAACTGGTTTCCACTCAGCGTCTGTACCAGTAACGAGTTAGGAGCTCACAACATGGCAACCAAGAAACCCACCCCTCCGGCTAAGTCTACCGCTTTGGTGCGGTGGGACGAAGAGCTGGCCAAGCAGGCGGAAGTTGCGGCCGGCATGGAGGCAAACGCCGGCGGCGGCCAGTTCTTCAGCACTAAGGGCGGTCAGCTCAGCTGGCAAGATGCACCGCTGCCGGGCAACCAGATGGCCGTTGTCATTCTGGACAGCATTCTCGAGAATGTATACTACGAGGGTCGCTATGACCCTGAGGTACCGCAGGGGCCTACCTGCTTTGCTTTTGGCCGGGAAGAAAAGGCCATGGCACCGCACCAGCTGGTCATTGACGCCGGCAAGCAAATGTGCGGGGCCAGCGGGCTTTGCAATGGCTGCGACATGAACGAGTGGGGCAGTTCAGACGTGGGACGTGGCAAGGCTTGCCGCAACACGCGGCGTCTGGCTATGATTCCAGCCGGCACCTTCAACCCAGCCGGCAAGTTTGAACTGTTTGAGGACGAGGAGCACTTTGCTTCCGCCGCTATGGGCTTTATGAAGCTGCCGGTCACGTCGGTTAAGGGTTACGCCAGCTTTGTCAAGCAGGTGGCCGGGGCCCTGCGGCGGCCGCCATTTGGCATTGTGACTAAGGTGGCAGTGCGACCGGACCCCAGCACGCAATTCAAGGTCACTTTTGAGCCCTTGATGAGCCTGCCTGACGAGCTGATGTCAGTCATTGTGCAGCGCCACGAAGAAGCCAAGTCAACTATTGACTTCCCTTACCAGCCGAGCGACGAGGAAGCCGCGCCGCCCAAGCGTGGCAGCCGGGCCGCACAGAAGCCCGCCGCCCGCGGCCGCAAGTACTGAGCCAGTTTGCCCGGCGGCGTTGACTAGGGCGGGCACCGCAGTTGCCTCTCCCTCCCCTGAGCCTGCCCTTGCCGCCGGGCCTTTTTGGAGTTGTTCCGTGTTGAAAAAACTTGTCACCAACCCAGTGCTGCGCACTTGGCCGGCGCTCAACGAGGCGCTACGACTGGCGGACGAGCAGCTGTGCCAGCGGCTCCTTAAAGAGGAGTTGCAGGGTCGCAAGCGCAAGATGTTTGTCAAGCGTATTCACAGCCGCTTGAACAAGGTGCGGGCCGACCGCGAGCGGGCCGAGCTGGAGGCAAAAGTGTGAAGCAACCCAAGCCAGTCACAATTGACTTTGAGACCTTCGGCATCGAGGGCCGGCCCAAATATCCGCCGGTTCCTGTTGGCGTAGCCATCAAGTACCCGGGCAAGGCGGCCAAGTATTACGCGTGGGGTCATCCCACCGGCAACAATTGCTGCTGGTCGGACGCGGCAGCAGCCTTGGCCAAGGCCTACACCCATAAGGACGGCGTGCTGTTCCAGAACGGCAAATTTGACGTGGACGTGGTCAACGTTCATTTTGATTTGCCCATCCCCAGCTGGGACCGCATTCATGACACGTTGTTCCTGCTGTTTTTGGATGACCCGCACCAGCTGGAGTTAGGGCTCAAGCCGGCGGCGGCCCGTTTGTTGGACTGGCCGGCCGAGGAGCAGGACGCCGTGTGCGACTGGCTGCTGACCAACCAGCCGGTACCCGGGGTCCGCATCAGCAAGGCCAGGTCCAGTGAGCACTACTTTGGCCGCTACTTGGCCTACGCCCCAGGCGACTTGGTGGGCAAGTACGCCAATGGCGACGTAGACCGCACTGAGGCCATCTTCAACCTGCTCTGGCCTAAGACTGCCACCAGAGAAATGCTGCCGGCTTACGACCGTGAGCGACGGCTCATGCCCATTTTGCTGGAGATGGAGCGTCAGGGTTTGGCCATCGACCTGCCGCGCTTGCGCCAGGACGTGACCTCCTACAACCAATGGCGCGACGCAATCAACAGCTGGCTGCTCAAAACACTGAAGGCCCCTCCCGACCTAAACCTAGACTCTGGCGAGCAGCTGGTACAGGCCATGATCAAGGTGGGCAAGGTAGATCCGGATCTGTTGCCTAGGACACCAACCGGCAAGTTCCAGACAAACAAAGAGGCCCTGCTGCAAGGGGTAACAGACAAAGTGTTGTTGGCCGTGCTCAAGTACCGCACCCAGCTGAACACCTGTCTGAACACCTTCATGCAGCCTTGGCTGTCCACGGCCGAAGCGTCAAACGGCCTGATCTTCACCACCTGGAACCAAACCAAGACGCCATCCGGTGACTCTAACGTTGGTACCAGAACCGGGCGATTGTCTTCAACGCCAAACTTCCAGAACATCCCTAAGGAGTTCAAGGCCATCTTCCTTCACGAGGATCCCAAGGACAAGAAACTGCCCAAGTGCCCGTTCAAAGATCTGCCGCCCCTGCCTCGGGTGCGCAGCTACATCACGCCCTTTCCAGGCCATGTGATGATTGACCGAGACTATTCGCAGCAGGAACCTCGCATCTTGGCCCATTTTGACGGTGGTGACTTGATGTCCAAGTACGTAGAAAACCCTTGGATTGACTTCCACGATTACGCCAAAGCCGAACTTGAACTGGCGGGCAAGTTCTACGACCGCAAGCCGGTCAAGAACACCAACCTAGGTCTGATTTACGGCATGGGCGTAGGCAAGCTGGCTGAGCGCAACAACATGACGGTGGAAGAGTCGGCTGAGCTCAAAAAGGCTATTTTGAAGTTGTACCCGGGGCTAGCTGAAATGTACAAGGACATGAAGGTCCGGGCTAAGGCTGGGCAGCCCATTCGAACCTGGGGCGGCCGCGAGTACTACTGCGAACAGCCCAGGTTGGTCAACAACCGCATCATGGAGTTTGATTACAAGCTGGTCAACGTGCTCATTCAAGGGTCAGCGGCTGACTGCACCAAAGAGGCTATTATCCGCTATCACGCAGCCAAGCATCCGGAAGCCAAGATCATCCTCAACGTGCACGATCAGGTCACAGCCAGCGTGCCAAAGAAGATCTTCAAAGCCGAGATGGAGGTGCTTCGCAAGTGCATGGAGTCCGTCGAGTTTGACGTACCCATTTTGAGCGAAGGCTCAATTTCCTCAACCAACTGGGATGAACTCCAGGATTACGACAAGAAAGGCAAGGTGCTGTAATGGCCACCAAACAAATCACCAGCTGGTCCTTCAGCCGCTACAGCACCTACAAGCAGTGCCCGCTAAAGCTGAAGCTGAGTGCCATCGATCGGATCCGCGACCCCGGCAACGAGGCCATGGCCCGCGGCGACGCCATTCACAAGTTGGCCGAAGCCTACATCAAGGGCGAAGGTCGCGCGCTGCCGCCAGAACTCAAACTGTTTGGCGACGAAATCAAGAAGCTGCGCACCCAGTACAAGAAGAAGATCAATGGCATGGTGGTGGAAGACAACTGGTCCTTCACCAAGGATTGGGGCGAAACGCAGTGGGATGACTGGATTCACTGCTGGCTCCGCATCAAGCTGGACTGCGCCCACCACGAGGACGACAAAACCCTTGTCATCACGGACTGGAAGACTGGCAAGTTCCGCGCTGAGATGAACGAGGACTATGTCGAGCAGCTGGAGCTCTACGCCTTGGCTGCACTGTTGTTGCACGAGCACATCCAACAGGTCAAACCGCGGTTGGCCTACCTGGATCTTGGTGTCACGTACCCGGAGGCTGACAAGCCGCTGGTCTTCACGCGGGCTGACATTCCCAAACTCAAGAAGCTGTGGGAGAAGCGGACCAAGGCAATGCTCAGTGACAAGCAGTTCGCGCCGCGCCCCAACGACAAGTGCCGGTGGTGTTTCTACCGGGCCAGCAACAAGGCTGCCGGCGGCGGCCAGTGCAAGTACTGAGGAAAACATGGAACACGTAATGATTGACCTTGAGACCTTGGGCCGTCGGGCCGGGTGCTCAATTCTTTCTATTGGGGCCGTGGCGTTTGACACAACAGGCTTAGGGCCTGAGTTCTACACGGTGGTGGACCGGGCCAGTTGCCAAGCGCATGGCCTGCACGAAGATGAAAATACTGTGGCGTGGTGGAACAAGCAATCGGTGCAAGCCCAAACTGTGCTGGAACAAGCGGCCACCAATGGCCAACCCTTGGCAGACGCTTTGACCGAACTGACTACTTTTTTGGGCGGATTGGGCAGCCTCAAAAAACTTAAGGTCTGGGGCAACGGTGCTGATTTTGACAACGCCATCTTGACGGCCTGCTACGCCGCCGTGGGCCGTGAGCTGCCATGGGATCAAGAGCTTGCGACCTCAGGTCAAGCTGGCTCGCCAAGGTACCTACCACAATGCGCTGGACGACGCCAAGTCGCAGGCCACACATGCCGTTCAACTGCTGGAGTTGCTACGTGGCTGATGAAGTGGACCACCAATTGGAACGGGCCGAGCCGTTGGAAGCGGCCAATCTAGCTCAGGTTCGTCGCCGTGCGGACCAGATTCCTCCGGGCAAACCAGGGGACTGCGATTTTTGCGGTGAGTGGTCGGCCCGGTTGGTGGGCGGCGTCTGTGCCCCTTGCCGTGATCGCTATCGCTTGCCGTGAGGGAGCTAGAAAGTAAGATTGAGCAGCGGGCCGTTGGCCTAGTGTGGCAACACTTAGGAATCATCGGCGCCAAGCTAGTAACACCGGGCAACACAGGGTACCCAGACAGAATTTTCTGGCTGCCCGGTGGCCGCCCGCTGTTGATTGAGTTCAAGCGGCCTGGGGAAAAGCCTAGCCCTAAGCAGCTTTACGTCCATGCCCAGCTCCAAGCCTTGGGCTACCAAGTAGAGGTACATGACGATGCAATCGCAGCTTTTCAAGCCGTTATCAACGCCGTGGCAGCCGCACGCCTACCAAAAGAAAGCCGTCAGGTTCTTGCTCGAGCACGCCGCCGCTGCGCTCTTCTTAGATCCGGGGCTGGGCAAGACTAGTATCACACTGGCCGCCGTCAAGCTGCTCAAGCAAAAGAAGGTGCTTGACAAAGTCTTGCTGATTGCGCCGTTGCGTGTGTGCTACAGTGTGTGGCCTAAAGAGGCTGATAAGTGGCTGGACTTTAACGGGCTCAGGATAGTGGTGTTGCACGGGGCCGACAAGGACCGGTTGCTGCAGGAGCCGGCTGACATCTACGTCATCAATCCAGAAGGTTTAGAGTGGTTGCTACAGGTGGTCAAAAGCAAGACTGCCAACGGCAAGACCAAGGTGACAGTTGACCTGCGCCGTTGGAAGAGCCTGGGCTTTGACACGCTGGTCGTGGACGAGCTGTCCAAGTTTAAGTACACGTCAACAAACCGATTCAAGGCCCTCAAGGCGGTGCTGGGCACGTTCAGCCGCCGCTGGGGCCTGACTGGATCCCCGGCCGCCAACGGGCTGATGGACCTGTTTGGCCAGTGCTTTGTGCTGGACCAAGGCCGTACGCTGGGCCAGTACTTGACGCACTACCGCATGAAGTACTTCTTGCCAGGGCACGACGGCTTCAGCTGGGTCATTCGTAAAGGCGCCGAGGAGGAAATCTACGAGCGGCTCCGCCCGCTGGCGCTCCGCATGGCGGCCGACGATTACCTGGATATGCCGGCGCTGATTGAGAACAACATCAGAGTGGATTTGCCGGAGCAAGTGCGCATCATCTACGATCAGTTGGAACAAGATCTCATCGCCAAACTTGATGAAAAAGTGGTGGTAGCCAGCACAGCAGCGGCGGCCAGCATCAAGTGCCGCCAGGTGGCCAATGGCGGGCTGTACGTAGACCCTGAGGTGCAAGCGTTGGTCAAGCTGCCTAAGTCTAGGCGTGAATGGGTCAACTTGCACCAAGAAAAAGTGGACGCTTTGGTGGAGCTGATTGAGGAGTTGCAAGGCAGTCCGCTGCTTGTGGCCTATGACTTTGAGCATGACCTGGACAGGCTTCGCGAGCGGCTGGGGCAAGATGTGCCGTACATTGGTGGAGGTGTGTCGGCCAAGCGTTCGGCTGAGCTGGAGCACGCGTGGAACCAAGGTCGGTTGCCAGTGCTGCTGGGGCACCCGCAGGCTATGGCCCATGGTCTGAACCTGCAAGAAGTAGGCCACCACGTTTGCTGGTACTCGCTAACCTGGGACTTTGAGCTGTATGATCAATTCATTCGTCGGGTGTTGCGCCAAGGCAACAAGAGCAAAAAGGTCTTTGTCCACCACATCATCGCCCGGGGCACAATCGACGAAGTGGTGTTTGCCGCGTTGAAGTCCAAGCGCAAAGGGCAGAACGCTTTGTTTGAAGCCCTAAAAAATTTGCGCAAATAATTGAAATTGGGTGTTTACAAGCCCACTGGACCGCACTACAATCTCCTCACGGTCAACGCAATGGTGCTTGGCCGAACCTGCTGAGGAAAACATCATGACCACCAAGCTGTATAACACCCGCGACTCCGCCACTTCTGTCCTGCGCAAGCTTGGCATCAAGCCCCGCGACTACAATCTGTTCATTCGCAAGATGGACGGCAAGTTTGAGTGCAGTGTTGAAGCGGCTGCTGCCCATCTGGCGTCTCTGCTGCTGCCCTCGACACAAGCGCCAGCCGCTAAGAAAGCCGCTAAGCGCGTTGGCATCAGCCAAACGGCCCGTGACCTGATTCTGGCTGGCAAAACCAACGCCGAAGTTTGGGCCGTTTTGCAAGCCCAGTTCAAGCTGGACGACAGCAAAAAGCACTACCCCACGTGGTACCGCAGCGAACTGAAGCGCAAGGGCCTGTTGGCGGCGTGATGGATAGCATTGAAATTCAGGACGAGGGCAATCAACGCTGGCAGCTGTACGTCAACGGCAGCCCTCGGATCCTACTCACCAAAAAGCACGGCAGCTTGCAGTTGCATTGGCAAGTCTACGGGCCTCAGCATTGGGCTGAAGCCAAAGTCATTATCCAAGGACTGCTGGAGTTGTCCGTGCTGGCCGATCAACTAGCCGGAGAAAAATGATGGTGCCTTGCTACGACAGACAGCGACGGACCTGCATCGAGGTGGCTCGGGTCGCGGGCCAGGTCAAGTTTATCCCGCTCGACATTACGGAGGGGCTGCAAGTGCACCTCACGTCGGCGGAGTCGTTCGACCAGCGGTATCAACCGATGGTCAACTACCCCATTGAGAAGGCGGCCCAGCTCTATCTGGGTTACAGCCAAACCATTGGGGCAACCAAGGAGGCCCTGGATTACCTGGGCCAAGTTATCAACGTCAGTGACGAGGAAATGAAGATGGCGACAACCAAAAAGACTGTGGCCGCGGCGGCCGCAGAAAAGACGACGGCCAAGCCGGTCCAGGCGGCCAAGCCGACTAAGGCCAAGCCGGTCCAGGCGGCCAAGCCGGTGGCGGCCAAGTCGACTAAGGCTAAGCCGGTGGCAACCGAAAAGAAACCCTCTGCCGCCCAGCTGTTCAAGGACCTGATCATGGCCGGCAAATTGACCGACGACCAAATTTTTGAGCGCGTCAAGAACGAGTTCGGACTGGAGTCAAACAAGCGCGCTTACGTCAACTGGTACCGCAACAACCTGAAAAAGCAGGGTTTGAACCCGCCCGAGCCCAAGGCTTAATTCACCACCACCACCACCCGGAGCCCTTAACATGCCCAAGACCAAGGAAATTGCACGCGACACGCGTGATTACGACACCACGCAGCTGCACGAAGCTGGCCATGGCCGCACTCTGCACCGTGACTACTCAGCCCATTTTTTCCGCTGGAGCTTTGCCCGCCGATTTGTTTCGGCCAAAGACAACGTGCTGGAGGTTGGCTGCGGTGAGGACAAGCCGCTGAGCAAGATCCTGACCGGCGTCGCCGCCGCCCACGTAGGTCACTACACCGGCGTGGACCTCAACAAGCTGAAGCCGTCCAACAGCCAGCGGCTGGAGTTCCACGGTGACTTCAACTTTGTTGAGCGCTACAAGGAACTGCTCAAGAAGCGGCCCGAAGGCTGGGACGTGCTGGTGAACTACGAGGTCATCGAGCACATGAAGATCGAGCATGGCGCCAACCTGCTCAAGGCCATGTTTGCCTGCACTAAGCCAGGTGGTGTGCTGCTTTTGTCTACGCCTGTTTATGACGGCAAGCGCCACGCGGCCAATCACATCCATGAGTACACCGTGACTGAGTTGCAGGGCTACATTGAGCGGGCTGGCTATTCCGTTGAACGGCGCTTTGGCACCTTCATGGACATCAAGCACATCGGCAAGGTGGAACCTACTGGTGCCAGCAAGGCGGCTGTGCTTGAAGTGCGGAAGGCGTTGGAGCAGTACTTTGACAACGACGCCATCAGCAACATCTTTGGCCCATTGCATCAAGACCATGCCCGCAACAACTTGTGGGTTTGCCGCAAAGCAATTGACGGAAAACCCTTCAAGCCGGCCTCCCGTAAAACTGGAGCGCCATTCTGATGATCGGAAATGTTGCTGAATTCCATGAGAAGTTTGGTCTTCCCAATGGGGCAACCGATCAACTCATGCAAGACCCTGCTGCGCAGGAATTTCGCGTTAAGTTCCTTCAAGAAGAACTGGACGAGCTCAAGGAGGCTTTGGCTACTGGTGACAAGGTTGGGGCCTTTGATGCTCTGCTCGATCTGGCTTACGTGGCCTACGGCACAGCACTCTTTGCCGGAATTGATCCTGCTCAGTGGCACGCCGGCATGCACGCAGTTCATTCTGCTAACATGGCCAAGATCCGCGTAGCCAAGGCTGAAGACTCGAAACGCGGCAGCGCGTTCGACGTCAAGAAGCCGGCAGGTTGGGTAGGTCCTGAATCTCGCTTGAAGGAAATTTTGTCGTGGTGACCACAATGAAAACCAAATCACTGCTGCCTGCCACTCAATTGGCTGAATGCTCGACTGTCGAACTGCTGGAAGAGCTCCAGTCTCGTGGTGGTCATCCCGGCGCTTTGGCCGAAGCCGCTTTGCTTTGCATCCGCAAAAGCCAAGACTACAATCAAAATGCTGCGGATATGGATCCGCACAAGATTGATCGGTCGTCGTATTTCCCATTTGGCACCGTGAGCTACGCCCAAATGCTCCATACCAAGTCTCAGCGCTTCAACTCGTTGGTCCTCAAAGAGATGCGTGGCCAAGATGCGAATTTTGAAGGCCTGCGTGACACGGCGCTGGACATCATCAACTATGCTGGCTTCTTTGCTGGCGCCTACACGAAGGACTAGCCATGGATTTTTCCCAGACGTGGTTGGAAGCCATCAATGACGTGCTTGCCAACGGTGAACTGGTAGCACCCAGGGGCAAGGTTACCAAGGAGCTGCCCCAGCGCACCATGGTAGTTGACATGCGGCGCCCGGTGCTGTTAGTACCGGAACGCCGTTTGAGCTACCGGTTCATGGTGGCTGAGGCCTACTGGATTTTGTCAGGCGACGACACGGTGGCTGGGATTGCGCCCTACAACAGCCGAATTGCCGAGTTCAGTGACGACGGCCAGCGGTTTTTCGGCGCCTACGGGCCTAAGATCTTGGGGCAGCTGGACTACGTGGTGGCCAAGCTTAAGGCGGATCACGATACCCGCCAGGCCGGCCTGACCATTTGGCGCGAAAATCCACCGGCTACTAAAGATGTGCCTTGCACCGTGGCCATCTTCTTTAGCTTGAGGGGCATGGCGCTTAACGCCCACGTGTTTATGCGGTCTAGTGACATTTGGCTGGGGGTACCATACGATGTTTTCAACTTTAGTATGCTCAGCCATTTGGTTTGCGGGCTGCTCAATGACCAGCGGGCCAGTGATGACGTCTATGCACCTGGTAAGTTGTACTTGACGGCTGCTAGCAGCCACTTGTACGAGCCCAACTGGGCCGATGCTAGATTGTGCCTTCACAGCTCAGTAGGCAAGCAGGTACCAACACCAAAGCTGTTGTGGAACGATCACCGAGCTCTAATGGACCAGCTAAAAAAGCTGCGGGACACCCTGTCAGGCCATGAATCGCGGTGGTGGGAGTGGCCAGTATGAGGCCCAGCCGCGATGAATGGGCTATGCAGCTGGCCTTGCTGACTGCCAAGCGGGCCACGTGTCTGCGCCGCCAAGTGGGGTGCGTGTTATTGAACGCTCGGGGCCACGTGCTGGCCACTGGCTACAACGGGGTGGCTGCCGGCCAGCCGCACTGCAATCAATACGACCACTTCCATCCGATTGGTTTCCCTGACGCGTGCGCCGGGGCCCATGCTGCCAGCGGCACCAATTTGGATGGTTGCCAAGCCATTCACGCTGAGCAGAATGCCCTGTTGCAGTGCCGAGACGTCTATGCCATTGACACAGTTTACGTGACGGCTAGTCCGTGCGTGACTTGCACTAAGCTGCTGCTCAACACCAGTTGTGAGCGGATAGTTTATGCGGAGACTTACCCGCATTCGGCTGCACAAGAGCTTTGGCTGGGTGCCGGGCGGAGATGGCAGCATTACCAGGAAGCTGCATGAGCTGGGAGCTTATACGGCAGCTGCTCGGCCCAGGGCTGCACTGGGGCCGGTCGCAGTCCGAGCTCCGCGAGGCGATCGCCTCCGCGGAGCGGCTGGGCCGGGCGGACGCGGCGGAGCACCTGCGGATGATTCTGCAACTGCGCAACGCGGTGCGCTTTGAGCGCGAAGAAAAATGCCCTCACGACGCAGGAGAAACGCCGTGAGGGTTAAAACCCCGAGCGCTCAGGAAGACAAACTTCACTCGGGGCTCACTGCTTTCCGGAGCGCTTGGCATCTTCGGCCTCAACCTCCTCGGCCAAGCTGCGGCTGAGGGGGACATTTTCCTCACTGCCGACGTCGCGGGTGAGACTCTGCTCAGGGGCCTCCGGCAGCGGAGCAGGCGGGAATGCCGCCGTGGTGCCAGTGACCAGCCCAGCCTCAGCGGCCGAAGCGCGCACCGCCCGCGGCGCGGCTGCGGCGTTGTAGTTCTCAAGCGCGCGCACCACCGCGGCCACCTCGGCGGGGTCCTTGGCGGTCAGCATCTCGGCCAACCGCTCGGCCGTCTTCTCGGTCATGCGAGCCTTGCTCAGCGCGCCGAGCACCAGTGCCGACAGACCGCCGCTGGTGCCGCCTGTGATGGTGCGCTCGATGGCTTCGCCCACGGTGGAGCCGCTGCCCTCGATGGCGGCAATGAGTTGCTGGTTCTCGGCGGTGTCCGAACCGCCGAGAATGCGATTGGCCTGCGCAAACAGCTGCGCCTCGCGCTCCATCGCTGTCTTGAACAACTTGAACTCGGCAGGGTTGTCAAACAGCGGTTGCAGCTTGGCTTGCATCTCGGGCGAGCCGATGATGCGCTGCGCTGCGTTCATGTTGCCTGACGGGGTCATCACCTGCGAGTAGATGTTCCGTGCCACCCCGGTGCGGAAGGCTTCCTTCTCGCTCGGGGTCATGCCCGCCACCATCTTGATCACCTGCTCGTGGTCCAGGCGGTTGAACTCGTTGAAGCCGCGGCGCAGCGAGTCGATCACCTCGATGTCACCGGCGTAGCTCTTCAGCGCGGTGCCGTACTCCGGCACGGTCGACTTCAACGTGTCGCGCAGTTCGTTGCGGATGTCCTTGAGCACGCTGACGTTGGCGCGGGTGGCGGCATTTTCCGAAGCGTAGCCGGTCTTGATCTGCGCGTCCAGTGCGCGCTTCATGTAGTCCAGCGTGCGCACGTCGGGCACTTCCTTGGTGCGCAAGCCCACCACTCTGCCGTCCGGTGCGGTGACGAATTCGTACACCTCGCGCAGCTTGAACTGGGCGGGGTCTTCGCCGCGGATCTTGGCCAGCGAGGCTTCAGCGTCAGCAATCTTGCGGGCCGTTTCCCAGGCGCTCTTCAGCTCCGGGGTGTCCACAATGCGCATGATCTTCGGGTCTGGCACCTCGCCCACCGCGTAGGCCGCGTCGTACAACCCGCGCGCTTTGCTGCGCAGGTCGCTGACAAGCTGCTCTTCTTGGTCGTAGAAGTCCTTGGGCTTGAGCCCCTGGACCGTCTGCTGGTAGGCGCGCTCGCGGGCGCCCAGTTTCTGGCGGCCGAGTTGTTGCTCCAACTGCTCAGCCCCGGCGCCGCCGACCTTGGCCGCGCCGCGTGCTAATCGGGCCGTTGCTGGGCTGACGTTGGCCACCATAGAGGGTACCCCCATCGCGCGGTCGGCGGCCATTGCGGCCTCCATTTGCTGCGGGGTCATGCCGCTGCGCTGCTGCACCGCCTCGTTGAGCATCCGGGCGGCGCGCTCGTTGGCCTGCGACTGGCTGGGGAACAACCGTTCCCGCGTCCAGTTCAGCCCGCCGCGCACACCGCGCAGCAATGTCGGGGCCGCGACGCCCGTGGCCCCGCCAATGACCGCGCCCGCGCCCGCACCGCTGAGCCGGTCGCCTTCCTCAGCAGAGCCGGCGCCGGAAACCGCCCCGGCCGCGGTGCCCATGGCGGCGAGTCGCGCCAGTGCGCCGGCCGTGCTGCGCTGCAGCTGGGCGGCGCCGGCCGCCTGCCCGCCGGGCACAAACATGGCCGCCACCCCGGGCAGCGCCCCGCCCGCAAACTCCAACGCGCCGGAGGTGAACGGGCTCTGCGCGGCGTACTGAGCGTACTCGTTGCGGACACGCTTGAGTTGGTCTTCGTAGCTGCCCTGGCCCATGCGCGAGCGCAACCACGCCTCGGCCTCGTCGCCCCAGCCCATGCCAAGGCCTTGGCCCAATGCGGCGCGGGCCGCTCCGGTGAGGTTGTCTGCCATGTTGGCGTTACTCCAAGGGGCTGGGTTGTTGGCCGGAAACTTCGCGGTACAGCCCTGCGTTGATGTCGTTGAGCCGCTTGCGCTGCCGAGCGCGATTGTCGCGCAACACGCGGAAGATGTTCTTCATCACCTGCCCGCGCTCCTGAATGCTCTTGGCGCCCAGGCCCTGCAAGTCGAGCAGCGCTTGGCGCTCGCCTTCGGTCGGGGCGCCGCCGAAGGTGGCCTTGAGCTTGGCCAAAGCCTGCTCGCCCAGCAAGTTTTCCAGCTCCCGGGTGTTGAGCAGCTTTTTGTCCTTGCTACCCGCAGCCTCCAACACCTTGCGCTGCGCCACGTCGGGCAGCGAAGCGTCGAAGGTGTTGGGGTTGAGCGCGTAGGCCCGCTCCAGCATGCCGATCGCGCTGTCGGCCGCGGCAAGCACATCCTCGGTCTCGGTCTTGAGCTTGACCTCGGCGGGGGTGAGCTTCTTGCTTGCCTCCTCAGCGCGGACGTCTTTCTTTTGGGCCAGGGCGAGCTGCGCGGCCGTCACTCCCATCTGAGCCACGGTGGCGTTGATGGCGGCCATCTGCCTTTCGATGTTGAGCTCGCTGATCTCTTTGACGCGAGCTTGGAACGCGGGCGTGCCCGGCTGCAACCCCTCGTCCTGCGCTTGCTTGCCCGCGGTGCTGACGGGGTCGTTCTTCTTGACCCACTCTTTCAGCAACTCAGAGGTGACGGCGCGACGCGACTTCTCGTCCTCAGCGGCCAGCGTGCGGAGTGTGCCCACGTCGTCCTTTGCGGCTTGCATCTTTGCTTGCTGCGCGGTGAGCCCGAGCTGCAGCTTTTGAGCAGCGGAGGTCCTACCGGCTTCGCGCTCGGCTTTTTTCTGCTCAGCCATGGCGCCCGCGGCCTTGCCCAGCCCCTCGCCGAAGCTGCCGGTCTTGCCTGGGTCGGCAAAAGCCGCAGCAAGCCGGAAATACAACTCCGACTTCGACGGCGGTTGTTCGGGCTGCGCGATCGCTTGTTGCAGCAAGCGCTGGAACGCCTCGGTTTCGGCCTGCGCCGTCTTGCGCGCCGCCGCCAGCTCTTGCCCGTAATTCATGCTTCCTGCCGCGGGTTGAGTGTACTTGGCAAGCATGGCCTCCAGGCTGATTGGTTGCGCGGCGGGCGCGGCCGATGCGGCAGAAGCAGGCTCCTGCGGAAGTTGCGCGCCATACCTTTCAGCCAATCCCGCAAAGTCCTCGCGCTGATCAGCTTCGTTCAGACCCCCAGAGAAAAAGCCTCTGCCGCGGGGTTGGTTGACGACGCCGCCCTGGGCATAGCCGCGAACACCGTAGCGCGGCGTGAGCTCGTCTTTTTCAATGCCCGAGGCTTTCTTGGCGAAGTCAACACCGCCCTTGTAAATTCTGTAGGCAGACTCCAAGTCCCCGTCTTTTATGGCCTCGTACGCGGGGTGAATGTAGTCGTCGTACATCTTCTTGTAAAGCTTGTCGGCATTTGGCGCGCGGTCTAGCGCCGCCACTATGCGAGGCGCGTTGTCGTAATACCACTCAACGTCCTTGGACTTCTCTTTGTTGCTGCGCATGTACGAGTCGCGGAAAACTCGCAACGCAGAAAGCACCTCCCCGTTGTCTTTCTGCCCCATGTGTTCGACCGCGGCTGTGGTGAGGAAACACGCTCCGCCGCCCCCGCCGCCTGCGCCGTCGCCAGTACCGTCGCCTGCGCTGGTGCCTGCCGCGGCCCCCGCCGTGCCGCCGCCGACGCCAGAACCGCCAGCGCC